TACTGCTGGTCAGATTAGATTTAATACGACTACAGGATTAGCTGAGTATTATACTGGTACGGAGTTTAAGATTATAGATAGTCCACCAACAGTTACAGCTATATCTCCTTCAACTGCTTTAAGTGCAAATACAAGTATTACTATAACAGGAAATAACTTTTTTTCAGGAGCTACAGTTCAGTTTATTGGTAATGATGGAACTGTTTATAATAGTCCAACAGTTACAGTAAATAATAGTGGAAGCATAACAGCACTTACTCCTGCTACAGCTTTAACAGTTGCTAATGAACCTTATGATGTAAGAGTTACAAATGCTTCTGGTTTATCTTCAATATTAAGTGATTGTTTAGATGCAGGAAGTAGTCCAGCTTGGAGTACAGCTTCAGGTAATTTAACGTCAGTATTAGAAGGATTAACAGTTAATACAACTGTATCTGCTACAGATGTAGATGCTGGACAAACAATTAGTTATTCAGTTTCAAGTGGAACTTTACCAACTGGAGTATCTTTAAATTCATCTACTGGTGCAATTACTGGTACTGCTGGTTCTGTTGCGTCTGATACTACAAATACATTTACAATTAATGCAAGTGATGGAACTAACTCTGCATCAAGAACATTCAATATTATTACTTTAGAAAACGGAAATCCTTGGGGTTGGTGGAAATCTGAAGATATAACTAATGGTGGAAACTGGAGTGATGCTTCAGGAAATAACAGAACATTAGTAAGAGTTGGTTCTTCAATTTCTTATAATGGTAGTAATTCAACTTTTAATAATCAAAAGACTTTAACACATTCAGCTAGAAGTACAGGTAATTATTACTGGGTTAATGAAAGTCCAATAGCTTATAATAATGATTTTAGTTTTTTTGCTGTATGTGAAAAAACAGAAAGTGGAACTTACGCAGATGCTTTATTTGTTTTTAATGATAATAATTCAAATGCCGACAACTCTCCTTCTTATGACGCAAATGGTTATCACGCTTGGGGACAAGATAGTAATGGAGATACCTTTACTCATGGCAAAGCTATCGTATTTATAAGAAAAACTGGCTCAACAGTTACTTGTTCTTATCTTCCTAGTGGAACAAGTTTTACAACTAGATTTACTTTAACTGGACATTTTACTGCAAATCATACTTGGAATAGATTTTCTATATTTAATTTTATTCACCCAAGTCATAGTGGACATTCATACGTTGGAACTATTGCTGAATGTATTTACTTTAAAGACAATTCAATTTCAGACACTTTAAGAAATTACTACAGAGATTATTTAAAATCTAAATTTAATATTTAAACCTCAAAAAGACCATAAGTCTTTTCTTAACAACTAACAAAAAAATAATATGACAACACTAACTATACTTATAGTTTTTATAATCGGAGCTTGGCTTGGGTGGAGATATGAAAATCTGATTAATGATTTTGTAGAACACTTTAAGTCAATGAATAAGAAAGACTTATAATGACACCATATACATTTGAAGAAATACAATTTTTAAACAAACAAACTAAAGAGGAAACTATGTTCACACCTAAATTTGAAATTCCTTCTTACGAAGAAGCTAAGAAAGCTACAGAAAACTTCGCAGGACAGGTTCAGAAATTTTGGGCAGATGCTTTCAAAGACTACGCAAAGTCAGTTGAAGCATTTTTTCAAAATAACAAAAAGTAAAAATAACAATTAACAATCAGGAACACTAATGGCTAAAAAAGAAAAGTCTGTTGCTGAACTTCTAGAACAAGTACAAGATATACTTGCAGAAATTCAGGACAAAGTTAGTGAAAATGAAGTTGATGATTGGTCTGATGCGGAAGACGAAGATGCGTGGTCTGACACAGATTTAGAAGACGAAGACGAAGAATAATCATCAATGAAATTTTAGCTCCGCTTATGTCACTCAAATCCAGTAAGAGCTTTCACAAATGCAAGAAAGAGCATTTAAGTAAATCACACTTTGACATTTTAATATTTGAAATAAGAAATTTAAAAAAAGATGTTGAAGAACTTAAAGGATTTATGAATAAGTCAAAAGGAACACTAGCAGTTATAGTTTTTATTTCTGGTTTGATTGCAACAGTTATTATGGCTTTGGATTACTTTAAAAAATAAAATTATGAGCAAAGGTTTATATTCAAATATTAATAGAAGAAAAAAATTAGGTATCTCAAGAAGTAAAAAGAAATCTACAATATCTCCTGAAGCATACAAAAATATGCAACAAGGTTTTCCTAAAAAATAAATTATGTCAGAAAAATTAAAACAATTACACGAAGAACTTGTTAAAGTTATATTGGAGAAAATTAAGTCTCCTGATGTTACTGCAAGTGAACTTAACGTAGCAAGACAGCTTTTAAAAGATAATGGGATTGATTGTGTACCAGTAGAAGGTAGTCCACTTCAATCTTTGATAGATGAACTACCTTTTAAAGCACCTATTAAATTAGCTAATTAGCTATATTTAAAAACCTCTTTGACCAGATTTATTTAAGCCGCCTTCATGGCTTTCATAATTAACACTTCGTTTTACCCAACCTAATGGAATTGTATAATCTTTTGGGAAAACAAATAAATGATACTGGTTTGCAGTGTCCATTAATCTGCTTTCTTTAGGATAGAGTTCAATGGCTTCTCTATGTTCAGAGACTAATTCATTTTTAATTAATTGAAGATGTCTCCAATCGTGAATTGCTTTTTTATCAATTCGTTTAATTGAAAGATAATCAATAGAACCTTGCCATAGCTTTTCGTGAACTAACCAATCAGCATTACTTCCACGAAATACTCTAACTTCGTACAAGTCGTTTTTCCAAACTTCACAATTATACATCTCATTGTAATATTGTTTTGCTTGTTCATTAGTTAATGTAAGACCAAATTTAAGAGCTTCAGATTTACAATACATAAATCTTTCACTCATACTTAAATCCCAAATTGGGAAATGGGCTTTGATAAATGGTGTCATTTTAGTTCTCCTTTACATAGGTCTTCCAATACTGACCTTTGATTATTAACTTTTTAGTTTTAGTCTGATGGTGCAATTCAATAACTTGCATTTGCAAACATTTATTAATTGCTCTAGAAATTCTACCTGAATTTATTTCAGGAAGTTTTTCTTTAATTAAACCAATCATAACTCTACGACCAATTCCTTTAACTCTTTTTGAAGGATTGGAAAAATTTTCTTGAAGCAACTTTATTACTTCAGGATAAACTATTGAGAAAGAGTTACGACTTTCTTTTTTATACTTAGAAGCAAATGCTAAGAACCAGCTATCCCAACCTTTGGGGTCAGCAGTCCAGTTAGGAGCATTTTCTTCTCCTGTATAATTTATTTTTGTTTTCATTTTTTTTACCTTTGTTTGTTTCACTGGTGCAAGTATATCATGGTCGGTTTTTAAAAATCGTCTAGAAGCTAACAAAATGGTTTTGATATATCCACATGTGGAATAAACGATTGAAATTAAATTCAAATTTCTTTTATAAAATTAAAAATAATGCTTTTTTAAAAAAACAAAAAATAAATTATGTCAGAAAAATTAAATGATTTTAGAAATTTTTTATATCTAACTTGGAAACATCTTAATCTACCTGAACCTACTAAAATTCAGTACGACATTGCAAACTATATTGCGACTGGAGATACCAGAACTATTGTCAGTGCTTTTAGAGGAGTAGGTAAGAGCTGGATAACTTCAGCTTTTGTTTTATGGAAACTCTATTTAAACCCACAGTTAAACATATTAGTTGTCTCAGCTTCTAAAAGTAGAGCTGACGACTTCAGTACATTTTGTTTAAGATTGTTAGCGGAGATGCCTTTGCTAATGCACCTTTATCCAAAAGATAATCAAAGACAGTCTAAGATAAGTTTTGATATAGCCACAGCGACAGCATCTCATCAACCTAGTGTGAAAAGTTTAGGGATAACTTCTCAATTAACAGGTTCAAGAGCTGATGTAATTATTGCAGACGACATAGAGACTTCAGGTAATACCCAAACTCAAATGATGAGAGATAAGTTATCTGAAAGTATTAAAGAGTTTGAAGCCATCATTAAACCAGATAACTCAAGAATTATATTTTTAGGAACACCTCAGACAGAATTTTCGATTTACAATAAGTTACAAGAACGAGGTTATAAGATTAGATACTGGTGTGCTAGATACCCTAATGAAACTCAGTTTAAATCTTATGGTTCAAACCTAGCTCCCATCATTAGTAACACTTGGAGTTCTGAAATGGTTGGTAAAGCCACAGACCCAACTAGATTTGACGAACAGGATTTGCTTGAAAGAGAAGCATCTTATGGTCGTTTAGGTTTTAACTTACAGTTCCAATTAGACACTACATTATCAGATTTAAACAAATATCCATTGAAATTAGCAGATTTTTCAGTGATGACCTTAAATAAGGATAAAGCTCCACAGAAGGTTATATGGGCTTCTTCCCCTGAGCTAAAACTTAATGACGTTCCATGTGTTGGACTTCAGGGTGACGGATTTTATAGACCTATGCAGACGCAAGGTGATTGGATTGATTACACAGGTTGTGTGATGTCCATTGACCCATCAGGTAAAGGTAAAGATGAAACTGCTTATGCTGTTACTAAGTTCTTAAATGGAAATATTTATTTAATAGATATTGGTGGTTTTAATGCAGGTTATACTGAGCATGTCTTAGATAAACTAACTCAAATCGCTAAGTTAAATAAAGTTAATAAAATTTTAATCGAAGATAACTTTGGTCAAGGAATGTTTGAAGCATTACTTAAACCTTATTTAATAAAAGATTATCCCTGCACTACAGAATTAATTAGACAAACTACAAACAAGCACAGAAGAATTTTAGATACATTAGAACCTCTAATGTCCCAACACAGGATTATTGTTGATACTAATGTTATTCGTAAAGACTACGAAAGTACAAACGATTTGTATTCACCTGAACAAGCATTGAAGTACCAATTATTTTATCAGATAAGCAGACTACAAGCTGGTGTTAATAACTTAACTCAAGAT